ATAGAGACCTGCAAAGTATTTATCAATGCATAAGTTGTATTCTACTTTTTTCAGCTCTTTGATCAGGGCGTTATGTGCCAGAGAGAATACAGAGTGGAACTTAGCGTCTTTCATATTAGTCCTTTGAAATTTTGAGGTCAACACTTTCAGAGTAGTAACCGTTGGATTCACCTAACCAGCGTAATGTCACAGAACCTTTGATGGTACGAAACTCGTAGAATGTCCATGTGTGGCTGTCTATATACTTACTTGGCGGGTTGTCCTCGTTACAGCGTTCTTCGGCAAGCAAGATTGGCGTGTTTAGTAGGTCATTAAGATTTCCGGTGATGTCTTCTAGGAATACATTTTCGCAACAAGCTTGTTCGTGATAGAATTTGAAGGTAAAACCGTCAGTTGATTTGAAGCAGATCTCACTATTGTTAAATTCACCAGTGATTTCATTGAATGTACGTCCTACCATTTCTTGAAGATCGTTTTCAGTTGTGAATCCTATTTCATCTTTTTTGTCTGAGTGGTAGATATTGATTTTGCGATAATTCTCATCTTTAATTAGCATTTTGTGTCCTTTGATAACTGGAAAAGAAAACCCCAAGTGTTACCTTGGGGTGTATATTCTATGGATTAGAATGGGATGTCGTCTTCATCTTGTTCGTCAGCTGCTGGTTTTGCCTTACTTTTTGCAGCTGCCTTTTTAGCAGGAGCAGGACTATCTTCCATGTCAAAGTCAGTGAAGTTTTCACCACCGGACTTTTCGAAGATGACCAGATTAGTAACCTGTACTGCAGTCAGCATTGTTTGAGTGCCTGACTTAGTTACTTTACCAGTCTTAGGGTGCTTGATTTCATAGTCTTTGAGCATCAGCATGACATTACCAGTAGAACCATTGCCGATAGACTTACTGTCCATAGGCTCTTTAGCACTATCAACTACACGGACTTTAGCCGCTGGACTACCATCAGCCTTCTCAGACTTTTTGCGGAAGTTGATTGAGACGGTACCATCATCCTGTTCTTTGATTTTACCAAACTCTTCCAGTTCAGCCTTACGCTTTTTGGGTACACGCACTTGAATTTCCCATTGTTGGGCATCTCCGGCGAAGTTGTCTACTGGCTTATCCAGCTTGGCCCAAAAGAGGGTTACATTTTTGAGGATGACATTACGGGGTTCGAATTGATTTGACATTGATTTGCTTTCAGAAGGACGTTGAGTGAGAGTTTTAGGAGAGAAACGAGTGTTAGAAGTAACCATGATTTAGACGGAGCCTTAAAGATATATTTTACAAAGGATTAAAAATGAAAGTATCACCTAACTCGCTTAAGAACCTCAAATTGATTACTTCGGAGACTGCTCGTGAGAATCAAAAGAAGTCAGTACAGAGTCGGCTGTTAAATCTTGAACTGCAACAACAATTTAAGGTTACAGCTAAAGCATTTATGAAGATCAAAGAAGATCTTCCAGACATTACGGCATTGGATATATTAAAGATGGCTATGCACTTGGCTCTCCAAGAAGATAAGATGGATGATGCTGCAAGATATGCTGCTCAGATTGCAGAGTATGAACAACCTAAGCTTCAACGGATAGACCAGTCAGTTACGACTAAGACCGCTGACCTCTCTGATGAAGAGCTTTTGGCTATCATTGAGCAGGAAGGCTTGCAGAAGATTCCTAATGAAGAATAATCAGTAGGAATTCTTAAAGGTATTTAATGATTTATTGTTATTAATTACCTTTATAATCCTTATAAGGATATCCTAAAGAAGAATTAATCTTTAGGAAGTCCCTATTAGGTACCGGCTAGGATTCACTTGTAGAAGTCTGCGATGGAAAGCTCTTTTAGTACTACAGCTTGCTTACGTTTTAACACAACTTGATTATAGTATCGTTTTACAGCTTCTTTTGGAACCTTTAATTTTACGATACGATGGTTTGCCTGTAGATTTATTTCTAAGTCTGGTTTGGGCCACCAATGCTTGAAGTCCTTTTTAGTTGCAGTACCGCAGACTTCATCTGACCGGACACCTGCATCAGGCACCGGATGTGTGTTTGAGTTGGACCATTTGCTTGGGTGATGGTAACAACCTTTGTTCATTTGTTCTTTTGTGTTACGTCTTTCAAGTCTGTAGACTATTGGCATATTACAGTCCTTTTAAGTTTTCCATAATTTTTTCTGCGTACCAATCCCAAATTATTTCAGGCTCCTGTACGAAGGGTGATGCAGAATACCTATAAGGATCTCCTTGGAAGGTCAAGCCATAGGATCGCCCCCCGAATGCATTATTGTAAGCAGTAATAAGAACGCACCGAGGATTGTCTCCCAATTCATTGTCAGAGTCACCATTATAGTATCCTTGATTCTTGATTAGGTTGTCTGCAAACTCTTTATCGACTGTTGCCATAATTGTTTACCTTTTTGCTTCCAATAAATTTATCGTTGATGTAGAACTTTTGTACACCTGTTTCAGGATCATACACAACACGCTTCATTCCAAGGAATTCTACGAGTGATGTACGCTTAACTCTGGCGATGAGTTCGTCGTAGATTTGTTTAGCTGTACTCATATTTTCTCTACATTAAGTAGTTCCCCATTGTCATTGAAGGTATAGCACACATTAGGTTTTCCTTTACGATTAAGTTCTACAATGGAATCATCACCACGATAGCTTACACGGCGATATTTGTAGATGACTTTAACAGCAATCCTGAACTTGTATTCTGGATTGGACAATCGATGAATGTCTTTGGCATCGTAGAAGTTTTCTACGTTAAACCAGAAGATATTATCCATAGACCATTGTACAGGCTCACCAAGAAGATACTTCTCGACGAGGTTTGGATGCATTGCATCATATTCGGTGTATTCAGGGATCATTTGCGCTCGGTCTCTGTTAAGGTTAGGTCACCATCAAGAAGTTTGATATACTCGCTAAATTCTACTTCACAGCTTTCTTGTAGCTCCTCATAGATATGTGTTGCAAGTTTACGCCAATAGCCGTGACCACCGATAGAGCCTATAGCAGCTGCGATAAGAATAGCTTCGTCATGGGTTATCTTGATGGTATGAGAGTATTCTTTGACCGTATTAATGTGTTTCATTATATAAGAAAATAAATAAAGGATGTTGTAGGAGACACCGTTTGAAGGGTGTCATTACCATGGGTATGCTAACGTCCGGCGAGAGCTTCTCGGATGTTATCTAGGGTATCTCGCAGGATTTTGTAATTGGCTCCTTCTTCTGTTTCATCTGTTATGAGTTTTGGGATGGTCATGTTCCATGAACACATATCTTTGAAGAGTTTGATTTCCTTTTCAGTCTGGAAAGTAATTTGTAGAGTTACTGGTTGGAAGTCTACATTTGTTGCTTTTACAATAGTTGTTTTCATATGATTAGTCTTGGTTAGAAATTGTTACGGAGATGTTGCAGTCAGGATCTTTCCACAGATACCATCGTTTGAAGTACTCTATGCTACCATGGGCTAAGCCACATGTATCATCTACTCTGAAGTAGCCATAAGCATTGAGCAGTGCATAGGATACTGCACCGGAGTCTGTTTCCATTACTTCAATCCACTTCAGTAAAGGTGGTTCACCGGAGTTCCATTGTGGTTTATTTACTTTGTTATTTTTGATGAGGGTTGTTTTTGCGAATGCCATACGATTATCCTATGAGAGTGATGGAGAGTTCTTTGTCGGGAATGATGTATTTGTAATTTTCTTTGAAAAATTCCTTAGATGAGTAGGTGACTTCTTTGCCGGAGTTCTCTACGTATACGACACCATAGGGACTTACTAGCGCATAACATTGTAGTTCGGAGTTGTCTTTACGACGTGCTATGTGCCAACCAAACTTTTTCGGATACCATTGTTCAGCATCATGCCATACGGGTGAACCTTCAGGGTCAGGAATAAGAGCTTTCATTAGGAGTTTACCTTTCGAGTGAGTTCAGACATGAGAAGTAGGGCGAATACACGATGGTTTTTCTTTCTGGTACATGCTCCTTTAGAGTCGGAAGCAAGACTTCCGAACCAGTATGATATTCCAGTGTCTGGTCTGAAGTAGTCTGCAAACATACTTGTAGCATTAAGATATTTACTCATTTCAGGAATCACTTCATCAAGAGCGTAACATCCTGCATTATGCCACCATTTATCTGATATGTCGAAATGGGTAACACTATTAAATACATTTTCAGCAGCTTTGAGGTAAGATTTAGTCAATGACACAATCATATACTCCTGTGTATTCAAGAACAATACCATCAAACTCGTTGTTAGAGCAGAGGCTTTCGAGAAGCTCTACTGTTGGTGCAGTAGCATAGATGATGGTTTCACCGTTGACGTCTTTGGCAATGATATGACCGCAACCTTGATCAGTCAAAGCAGTAGTTATTTGCTTGTTAGACATGTCATAGTCAGAACCCTTGATGGGTGTTAATAGAATGAATTTCATTACAGTTCTCCTACAGTTACAAAAGATTTAACAATACGAACATCATGGTATAGACTTTTAAGGCACTTTTCATCTATTTCATTTTGAACAAATGAGACGTTTATACAAGGTCCAGCAATCAGGGTGATACAGCGATTGTCATAGAATGATGCTGCAAAGTAGAGTTCTTGAACAGACACATGTGTACCTTCTTCAATAAGACGTGCCATAGTAATGCTCCTTTTCTTCTGTACTGATTTTAACCATAAGATAGGTTATGATTGATGAGTAGATAACGATACACGCTACAGCCAGAGTCCAGTGTAGGATACCCGCTTGGTGTCCTTCAATGATGTTTAACAGTGTCATGAATACCATTGTATTGATAAAGGTGATACATGAGAGTACCAGTGATAAGAGGTATGTCATGATTAAAGATCCCTTGCAATTTGATCAGCCAACTGTTTGAATGACCAGCCATTATCATTGAGAGCTGGAATGAACATATCACTGGGACGCATTCCTTCTATTGTTTCAAAATAGAGGTTTGGTGATCCAGCCACATCAACGAGACCAGCCCATACTAGGACGTCTAGTGGAGGCATTTCGTCGGACTCACCATTAAGGCTTTTGAATGATGGTCCACAGTGGAGTATAGGGTCTTCTATCCAACGTCCATGATCTGTTTCTTTTGCATACAGATCACATAGTACACCTAAACAGCAGAAACCGTTATTGTTGAGATATTCACGGCCCTGTTTGTATTCGCCTGAGCGAAGAGCCTTGAGCCAGAGGCCTTTGATACGTTTGTCCATGATAGGATGTCCTTTAGATTGTATTAGACAAGCTAATACTTAGTAGATGATTACGATGAAGTCTTGTGCTGAATATCTGTTCAGATCACTGGGACCGGCATAGAGAGGGAGTTTGTCGATGATATCTCCGGAAGCACGAGAGATGATGTAGTACATAGGATTTCCTTATGGAATGAGACGTTGATGAGATAACATGGAACTTACCCCATGTAAGGGTCTCTCTGTGAACCTGAGAAAGGTAGCATTGACAAGCTGATCACCCGCAACGACATCTGCCAAATATCGTCCTTCGCCGGAATCTCCGTGATCAGTCTGGATAGTACAGTCCATCGTCGTAATCACTGCACATATCCTGCGCGATGATCTCTGCGCGTTCATCTATGCAGTCTTCCTTTGTGAGGAATGCTGGCGAGATGTAGCAGTTGGTATCTCTATTGTAGACTACCCAAGGACGTCCTGCGAAAATATCCTGCGTGTGATACCATTCAAAGTTCTTCGCAATGACTTCTTCGCGGTGTACCACCACTAGGTGGGCATATGGTGAGTCCATGATGGATCTCCTGTGAAGGTTAATGGAATGTTCTGCACAGTACATACCCTGTGCTATGGTCTCTCTGTAGACCTGAGAAAGGTGTCTTGCAGAGCTTATCCCTTGCAGATGTCGTAGAACCACTTGTCAGGGCTGAAACCACCAGCTGCCATGAAGCAGACAACAGTCTCTGAGTCCTTAGCTGCCTTGAGTGTAGCATACAACTCGTTAGCATACTGAGTGCTTGGCAAGCGATCGACCTTGCACACCCTTACATTACCGTCTTCTCCGATCACACGGATCTCACGCTTTGCAATGTCCTTCTGAACCAAGAGAATGGCTTGTGGCTCACTATACTTGGTTGCTGCCTGAGGAGCACGGCAAGAGAACACAACTTCTTTCTTATCAGTGAAGTTTTGTTCAGCTTGCTTGCCATTAGCTGCAGCAAGGATCTCACCCATTTGGGCGAACGAGAGAGTGTTAGCGATAGAACGTGCCATGAGATTTCTCCTAGTTGGCGTTTAGTAGTAACGATACCAGCGTTAGAATGCAAAGACGCACTCTGATATGCCCAATCGAGCATATCGGAATGTTGTCTCTTCAGGTCGTATTGGCAACATACTTGCGGTATGTCGCACAGACATTTATCACAGAATGAACGTATCTTGGATACGGTTGTAATCATTCCTAGACAGAATGCCAACACTGTAAGCCTTCCACAACAGATTGGCAGGTGATGGAGGAAGAGCACCGAGATTACCAGGATGCACCTCAGCCAACACCAAGTCAATCGCTGTTACAACGTCGTCCCAGCAGCGGTCTGTTGCTGCGGTAGAACGGCGAGCGTTGTAGTAGGCTTGAGCTGTCGTACGGAGAATCATGATGTATCCTAAAAGAACACAGCAAAGGTGCTGCCAGTACGACCCGAAGCGGGTGCCGCCCACCAACCAGCGAGCGCCCCAAGAAAGACAGGGGGCACCCAAAACAAACAAGGCGAACCCAAATAACACAAAAGATTTTTCCACACACAAAGAGAAGGGCACCCCAAAGAAATTCTCCCAAAAATTCATTTTCAAAAATTATTATCTATGAATTTTCAGGGTATACTGCCCAGCCGGTACCTACTAAGAAATAGATATTTCATTACGGTAGATTACTAACGTAACCTATAAGGACACAATGGCAACAAAACCAACTAAGGGTGCTAATCTACAGAAGCTGGAAGCACTCAGAGAAATAAAGCGGCGAGAACGTCTCGAGGTCTACAAAACGGACTTCCAAACATTCGCCAAGGAACAAATCAAGATACTCCCTAAGGACACTTCAAAAGGCTTTCTGCCATTCGAATTCAATGCAGCACAGGTCATTGCGAATGATGCCATAGAAAAGCAGCTTAATGAAACAGGAAAAGTAAGAGTAATCATTCTGAAGGCCCGTCAAATGGGTCTCTCAACATACACCACCGCAAGGGTCTTCTGGAAGAGTTATTTCAATGCACATAACAAGTCAGTGGTCATGGCTCATGATTCAGCTACATCGGACACTCTGTTCACGATGTCTCGAAATACTATTGACAATATGCCTGAGGATTATCGTCCCAAGTTTAAAAAATCTAATGCCAAAGAGATTCTCTTTGAGCACAACGATTCAGGATACCGGCTGTATACTGCGGGTGCGCCTGAAGCTGGACGCGGAACTACGCCTACGATTGCACACCTGTCTGAGGTTGCCTTCTGGACGCATGATGTTAAGATATTGGCCGGACTATTCCAAGGAATCTCCCAAGCTGACGGTACCGAGGTCATACTTGAGTCCACAGCTAATGGTATTGGTAACGAATTTCACCGCTTATGGCAGGGTGCTGTAGCAGGAGAGAATGAATATCTGCCTATCTTTGTACCATGGTTTCTTATGCCGGAATACCAGAGAAAGGTTCCTGACGGGTTTGAACTAACCACAGAAGAAGAGATTATACTGAAGAAGTTTAATCTCAGCAATGAGCAGATGTACTGGAGGAGACTCAAGATAGCGGAGTCCGGAGCAGACAAATTCAAGCAAGAATACCCATCAAGTCCTGAGGAAGCTTTTATTGCTTCAGGATCTAACGTGTTTAACCTTGGTAAGCTCAACACTCTGATACCCCAACCAATACTGGCAAAGAGAGAGTTTAACTTTGAGAGTTGTCTCTTCGAGGATGCTCGTCAGGGTTCTATTGAGATATTTAAATATCCGACCTTTGATGATTCTTTTGCTATAGGAGCAGACGTTGCTCTTGGTGTCGGTAAGGATTCTTCAGCTGCAGTCGTAATGAATTCCAAGAGAGAAGTCTGTGCGGTATACCGTAATAACCTTATTGATCCTTCTCAGTTCGGAGATTTTTTGTTTTACCTTGGCAGGTACTACAACAATGCTCTTCTGGCTGTAGAGTCTAACAGTATGGGTATTGCTACTCTGAACAGACTTACACAAATGAAATATGTGAATCTTTACTATCAAACAAAGATAGCTAATGTTTCAAAAGAAGACGGTATGAGGGTAGGTTGGAAGACCACTGCTCAGACCAAACCTGCAATCATTGGATTCCTTAAGAATGCCATTGAGCAAGATGACGTATGGATTCCTTCGATAGTTGTAATCAGGGAACTCATGAATTATGTTGCAGATGAGTCAGGTAAGACGAATGCTCAGTTTGGCTATAATGACGATACAGTCATTGCTCTTGCTATTGCACTCGAAGTGATCCGTACCCACGGTGATCGACTAACTAACACTAACGTACCCTTCTCGCAGAAGCAGGGTGGGTTTCAAACAGTTGAAACAAACTGGTTATAAAAGAGGATATATGTCAGGCGTACAAAAACAAACTCCGGAACAGAATAAACAACTGGCTTCTTTGATTAAGCCCAAACCACAAGGCAAGGTGTTGGACACTGCTAAGACTGCAAAGTCTGAACGTACACTTCCGGTGCGTGGTCGATAAAACTAAAATCAAATAATCTTCGATAGGCTCAAACCCTGTCTAAAGGAAGATTACTCCCCTAATACACCTACCGACGTGGTATTATTGAGGAGTGTAATTTTGCACTTCATGGTCATAATTACAAAGGAAATTATATGACAGAAGCTATTATCGGTACACCTTCAGTGGTGGGTTTTGCTCAACATACAAACGGAAATCATGGAATGTTCGAAGCACAAGATCGACTTGCCATGACTATTGAAGCCAATGAACGTACTCGTGATGTTCTGAGTGGTCAACGTTTTGAGTCAAAATATTTAAGTGATGCTATTAACGCTAACGGTATTGCGATCGAAAAGATTGCAGCCGCAAGTGAACTCGCAACAGAAAAGACTGCTGCAGCCAGTCAACTCGCTATTGAGAAGACTGCAGCTGCTATGCAGTTGGCTATCGAAAAGACAGCCGCAGCGCAACAACTCTCCACAGAGAAGGTTGCCGCAGCACAACAGTTGACGTCTGAAAAGATTGGTGCAGCTCAGATTCTTGCCACAGAGAAAACCTCTGCAGCCGGTGTCTTGTTGGCTACTCAAAATCAGGCAGCTGCTTTGGCTCAAGCTGCAGAATGTTGCTGCGAGATGAAAGAATTGGTAAGTGCAGAAGCTAACCGTACTCGTGATTTGATTAACGCTGGCGTTACTCAAAATTTGCGGGATGCGCTACTTGCTGCACAGAGGTTTGTACCACTCACGGTACCTGTGCCTCTAGCATAAAGGTTATCCCTTGTGTCCTGTGTTGGTAACTCATGCACGGATTAAAAGTAGTTACTCGCGGCGTTAAGAACGATAAACTTAATCGCCAAGAATATCAGGTCATTGTTGACCTTGTTTGATTGAATGAAGGAAAACAATGATTACAAACGGACGTCTTACCGCCGGTTACAAAGAAAAGGTAACCGACGAAGAACTGATTAATACAGTTGAAGCCGGTATTATGAATTCAGTTGGGGACTTCCTCAACAGTTCTGATATGGCCCGAGAACGCCAGAAGGCTACCTATGAATACGGTATGCTTCCTGAAGGGCATTTGTCCCCTCAGGGCGTCTCCCAAATAGTTTCCTCGGACACCGTAGAAGCAGTTGAAGGGTTTACAGCTATTATTGCTGAACTCATGTTTAATAACAACAAGCTTGCTCGATTTGTCCCTACAGGAACACAGCCTAAGGACTACCATAACGCGAAAGTGGCCGGCGACTTAGTAAATTATACTATCTTCAAGCAAAATAATGGCTGGGAAATCCTTAATACATGGACTAAATCAGCTCTTTTGTGGAAGAATTCTATTATTAAATGGGATTTTGTTGAAGACTTTGACTACAAGTTTGAAGAATATGATGAAATCAGTCAAGATAACCTTGACGTACTCCTTGCCGAGCCTAATGTAGAGATTGTTGGTGACCTAAAGTACGACAATAAGCTCGTTACCGATGACTCCGGTCAGGCATCCTACGGGATTGTGTACAAAGAAGTACGCCTCAAGAAGAAAACTGAAAAGAGTCGTGTACGAATCAAGAATGTCCCACCAGAATGCTTCCGTATTACTCGTGATGCACACAATCTGGACGATGCTGCCTTCGTAGGTATCCAAACCGACCTGACTCGTAGCGATATTCGCAAGCTTTGGCCGGATATGGCTGAAGAAATTGACTGGCAACAGATCGGTGATGGATCTGCCTCATGGAATACCCGTTATACCGAAGAACAGGCTGCACGTAAACGCCTTACAGGACAAGAATACTGGATGGGTGGTCACTCCAAGGAGCTTTTCCCTGCAGAAGCCAACCAAATGATCGTCACTATCGAGTGCTGGATCAGAATTGACCGTGATGGTGATGGTATTGCTGAACTTAAGCATCTGATTTTGGCCGGAAACAAGATTCTGCTCGAAGAAGACGTCGATTCTATCCCATTGGCGACTCTTTGCCCGTTTGAAGTACCGCATGAGTTCTTCGGGCTGTCAGTTGCAGACATGATCAGGCCTTCTACACTGGCCTCCACAGCAATCCTTCGCGGATTTGTGGAAAATGTGTATCTTACCAACTATTCTCCTAAACTGGCTGACCCTAATGTGGTTGATTTCAGTGCTTTGCAGAATATGAAGCCAAAACAGATTATTGCTACCAATGGTAACCCCATGGCGGCAGTTGCACCACTAAGTCCTGATACAATCAGTACTGGAACGGTGCCTTTGTTGGAAGCTTTGCAACTACATAAAGAACAATCAACCGGACTGTCAAAAGCAGCACAAGGTTTGAATGATACTCTTTATGTTTCGGGTAATTCTGAAGAAAAGATGCAACGCGCAATGTCGGCAGCACAGGTCCGCATACAATATATGGCTCGTAGGTTCGCTGAAACCGGATTTAAACGTCTGGCTGAGGGTATCTACATGATGATGCGTGATAAGTTCCGTGGTAAGGAAGTTAATTACTACGATCAGAACAGCTTCATGAAATCTATTGATCCGTCTATGTTGCCGGACAATATGCTGCTTTTTGTTGATGCAGACGTAGGTGAGAATAGTAATAGTAACGTAATTAAGAAGATGCAGATGGTTGGTCAACAGCTTATTCCGGCGCTACAGCAGGCTGGAGCAGGTTCTGCCGTGGACCCATCTGCCGCAGTTAAGATCGCCTGCAAAACTCTGGAAGCTATGGACTTGGATCCTCTTGACTTCCTTGTTGACTATACTGACCCCAAGTTTATTCAACAAGCACTGCAGTCCCGTCAAGCTGAACAGCAAGCCGGTGAGAAGCAAAAGGCTCTTGAAGAACAAGCTAAGCAGATCGATCTACAACAGCGTCAAGCCACTCTTGCCCTGACAAATGTACAAGCTAAGAATGCCATCCAAGATAACAGTAAGCAGCTTATGGTTGCTATTGATAAATCCTATCAGGAATGGGCCAAGCTGTATATTATGGCAAGTAAAGAGGGTGTTGAACTACCCACACAACCGGATATCATGCAGATTCTACAACAAGCTAAAAGTGTTATAGACTCAGATATTCATAACGACGCATCGTCTCCTGCAGGAGCACCTCCGCTACCACAAGTACAAGGTCCTGCAGCAGCTATGAATCAACCACAACCAACAATGTAAGGTAATTAATGGATAAGTATCGTAAAGCGTTTTCCGAGAAGGTGAAACCGCAGATGAATCACGACACCGGTGAATACAAGGTAGAACCCTTCCGTGATGCACAGAATGCTCTTCGTCGGGCAACATTCGTCAAGACAGAACGTGAACAATTCTTTAATGATGCGTACGGAGAGATCCTCAGTGATCTCTTTGTTACGTGGCTGAAGAGTGAACCTCACGCAGTCAAGGAACGTGAGTTTCTTTATGCCTCTGCAATGGCCCTCGGCGAAGTAAAAGCTCGTATGATCAATATTGAGACATATGGTAACAACATGAAATTTATCGCGCAAGAAGGCGCAAACAAGGTAGACACTGATGAATGAATATCAAAAAGCAATTCAAACTCTTGAACGATCGCGCAAAGAGCTTATCCATGACATTGCTGAGTCCGGCGCACAAGGTGGCGTTGGACGTTCCCAACAATATGCAGCTGTATTGGTAACAATCCAGAATGCTATGAACATTATTAATGAGTTAGGTAATCTAACGAATCCCCAAGAGCTAGAGGCTCCTAATCCTGTTGTTTCTGATCAGCTATCACCAGCAGACCGTATGGCTCTGGTGCGTGCAGCAAAGAATAAACAACAACAATAATTGACACAAAGGTAAAATATAAACATGCTAAATACACTCTCTACTTCCACCCCTGCGTCCGAGATCTCCTCCGCAAGCTTTGGAAATGACGGTAGTTATAGTGCAGAGGGTGAATCAAAAGCTCTTGCCGACATTCTTCGTAATTCTCCTGCAGCCGAACTGCTGGGAATCAGCCAAGAATCTCCAAGCGATGAAGAGAAAAATGATTCAACTCCGGAAGACACATCTGTAGAACAAGAAGCCCAAGAAACAGATGAGTCATCCGACAATGACCTAGATGAAGAAAAGACAGAAGATAATTCTGATGAAGAGAAGTCCGGCGACGATGATACGTCTACCAACGCAGACCTACCTTCAGAAGAAGATATTGACTGGGAGTACAAAGTACCTGTTACCGTTGATGGTAAAACAGAATACAAGTCACTCGAAGAAATCCGTAAAGGTTTTCAGACTGATCAGCATCTATCTCAGAAGGGGCGCGAACTTGGTGAATTGAAGAAACAAGTTGAGCAAGAACGTGCGGAAAAACTTCAAGAAGTAATTACTCTTGGAACTGCTCTTAATGAAGAGTATACCGCCGCAGAAACATCTCTGGCCAATCAGTATCAAAAAATTAAAGGTGATATTGATAAAGCTAAAGAGAACGGTGATTCCTATACAGCGCGAGAACTCAAAGATGAACTTGAGTCCGTGCAAGAAAAGTATTGGAATGTGCGTAATAAGCGTGAATCCCAACTCAAAGCAGTTGCGGAAAAATGGCAGCAAGATAATCAGGCACAATTAGCCGAACAATCAAAGAAATATAGTGAAACGATTAAAGATTTCATTCCCGACTACTCTGAAAAGGTAGCTGTTTCTGTTCGTGATTTTGCTATTAAAGAAGGTATTCCGGCAGCACTGCTGGAGTCTATCTATGAACCTGCCGTTGTCAAATTTATTAACGACTACCGTAAGCTCAAAGGTGCAAAGGAAACTGGTGAGGTTAAACGCAAGCAAGTTACTCAGACTAAGTCTATCCCGCTTAAAAACGGAGGTCAGACTAATTCTCAGAAAAAGGCTGCAGACAGCTCGCTACGCAGTAAAGTTCTCTCGGGTCAGGCTGATGCCAAAACCCAAAACGATTTCCTGAAAAGCATTTCTTCTATTGGCCGCAAACTCTAAACTATAATTATGTAAGGATAATTTAAAATGGCTGGTAATACTTTTCAAACTGGCGGTCCTAAGGCCGTCGCTCGCTCGTCTGGCGCAACTGGTAATGCAGGTAACGTAGGCGAACGCGAAGACTTGGCAAACTTCATCTCGATGATTTCTCGTGATGAAACGCCCTTCTTGTCGTCTATCGGCAAGACCAAAGCAACTGCAGTTTTCCATGAATGGCAAACCGATGAGTTGGCAGTTCCTGTTTCTGCAGCTCAAGCTGAAGGCGTAAGCTACAGCACGACTACTGCAGCTCAAGCAGCTGAATTGTTCCGTACTCGTCTCGGTAACTACACCCAAATTAATAGCAAAACTGTTACCGTTACTGGTACCAAACGTGCTGTTGATCAGGCAGGTGTTGCTGATGAATACGCTTATCAATTGAAGAAGCGTGGTACTGAAATGCAACGTGACGTGGAATTCGACTTGGTCGGATACCAATCGTCTAACGGTTCTGGTACTCGTACTATGGGCGGTTATAAAGCATGGTGTAACTATCCGACTTCTGCGTTGGGTACTGCACTGTATGTTGGTACTGGTACGTACACCCCTCCGACTAACCCTGGAGCAGGTATTGCAGGTACTTACACTACTGCAGTTGGCGCATCGCTGACTCTTTCGCACATCGATCAGGTGATGCAAGCTGTGTATGAGCAGGGTGGTAAAGCTACTAAGCTGATGCTGTCTCCGGCTAACCGTCGTGTGTTCTCTGCTAAAGCTCAATTGGGTGGTTCCACGACTTCCAATCCGGGCGATGGCAACGCTCGTCGTAATATCGACGCTGATGGTAAACTCCGTCAGTCTGTTGAAATCTACATGAGTGACTTCGGTGATATCATGGTCGTGCCTAACTACATTATGGGTATTTCCCGTACTGTTTCTGGTATTGCCGCTGGTGGTCAAAACTGGTCTGCAATGGTCTACGATCCTAGCTGGTTCAGCTGGGCTTCTCTGCGGCCTCTGCAAGAAGTTGACTTGGGTCAATTGGGTGATTCGATCATTGGTCAGATCATCCAAGAAGGTACCTTGGAATGCCGTAACCCTAAGGGTTCTGGCTTGATCCTTGGCTTGACTGGTCAGTAATCAATAACATAAGGGAGGGAGAAATCCTTCCCTTATTTCATTTAAGGATACAAATGTTTGGATTAAAAATCACTCAAACAAACGGTACCTTTGAAATTATTTCTGATACTAATTGCATTGCTATTCAGTTCTCTGCTGCTGTTTCTACTGGCTCTCTTTTGCAGCCATCCAAGATTATCGGCGCAATGTACTCTAAGCTTGTAACTACTACATTGACATATTTCAATGATACTGTAGCCGCATATACTGGCGCAAACGTCAAGTATGAATACGGCGAATTGGCAGAAGCCGGAACGTTCCGAGTTATTGCCTCTAACTAATAATCTATAGGACACACATGGGATTTCTATCACAAGACGGTAACCTAAACAGTTTCCGCGTAAATACAAACGACAAGGACTTTCTTCTTGCTCAGGACGTAACAGCGTATAAAGACTACGCAGAGAAGTCTCGCCAGCAAGATGAATCTGCTTCTTCTAAACGACAGTACCGATCATTCGCTATTGTCCCTGATATCGTATCTATCGATATCCTCACAAAGTATCACATTAATATTCACGATCCAGAGATTATGAAGGATCCAGCCGTAATGAGACGGTTCAAGAATATTATTATTTCGGAATACCCTCACCTGCTGACCAGTAATGTGAGATCTGCTTAAGGAACCTAAATGTCAACAACAACCCAATATAATGCTCTGATCGAGAAGGTCCGGAGCTGGAGTAATAAACCAGAAGGAGCCACACTCTCAGACACCGTTATAGAAAGTTGTTTGGCGTATGGTGCAGATGACTGCTACAGTCAACTCAGGATTCCTCCTCTGGAAACATCCGTAGAATACACCGTGGATACTGCAGACAATGTAGGCGACGGTAGTTACTCAAACAGCATGTACAACAGTGCATACACTTCGTTTGCAATTCCCGGAGATCTTACTGAGTTTGTATTTCTCAGGACTAAAGTTAACTCTTCGAATATTGTATCATCTAATCGGGTCTTCAATGAGATTACTGATAGACGTGCATTCTTTGATATTTTTGCTGAGACATATTCAGCATACAATTGGATGTGGTCTGAAGGTAAAATCTTTGTCCGGCCACAGCTGCCTGTAGGAACTGTACTGCAGATAGGTTACTATCGCCGACTTCCTGCTTTGAATGCTCTCTACTCTGTTATTCCTGCAAACTACGATGTAACTCTTGCTGATGCTAACCAGCCATATTTAGCGGTAGGTACCTCGGCAGACACTGCACTTTATGTGTCTACCTCTGGTGGCGTAACAAAAGCATTTCTTACTTCCGCTGAAGCTGCAGCATATAATGCTTCAGTAACAACCAAGTATTTTACAGGTAAAGAAGTGAGTAATTGGCTTAAGGATTCTAATGAGCAACTATTGCTGTGGTCTGCACTGAGTCATCTTGGTGGATTCCTTATGGATGATGTAATGGAAAAGCGCTTTATGATGAAAGCGTCTAACAAGATCGAATTACTTAACCGCGAAGAAAAACTTCGTAGAGCAAGGGGTGGAAATGTACACATTGGTTTTAATGCTAACGGCCTTATTTAGGAGAATTATGGGATATACAACTAAAACAGGAAATACCACTCAAGGTGCCGGAGGCGGTAATTATGATGGATCAGGCTCGAGTGCGTACACTCCGGCTGCAGATCCAAGCAAGTACAGTACTGCCGCAGGGTCTACTGGCGCACCCGCAGCTGGCGGTCAATATGCTGGTACCTCCTTTCAACAAAAGACTAATGACACAATAGCAGTAGCTCTCAGCAGTGTTAATGCCGCTGCTGCTGTAGCAACAACTCAAGCCACTAATGCAGCTTCAAGTGCAACGAGTGCAGCAACAAGCGCTACTCAAGCTTCTACCTCTGCCTCTGCTGCAGCTGCCTCTGCAATTACAGCTGCAAGCGTTATTCTCCCACCTACAGGAATTCCGTACTCTAACGGTACTGGTACTTGGGGTACAAGCTTTACAACTTTAGGGTCTTCGGGAGTACTCCTTCAAACAAACGGTACCTTTAATGGTACTGTACAATCAGGTAATATTAAAGACACACCTATTGGTAATTTTGGTGCTAATCGATCTTCAGGGTATTTTAACTATCTTGACCTATCCGGCGATTTAACTGCTACTGGTGGAGTCACCTTAGGTAGTACTGCTGCAGGTACAGACAATGGTTATATTCAATTGTTTAGTAATGGTCTTGGCACTTATAATTACAGTGGTACAGGTCTGCACATGTACCTTGGTGCTAGTGAATTCTTAGCTGTTGGCAGTTATAGCACAATATGTAATACAGGAACCTACGATGGTACACCTGCAATTGCTTATGCCAACTCATTCAGGTTCTATAATAAATCAAGCGCACAGCTTGCAGTGACAATCCTCCCAGTCAATCAGGGTATATCATGCAGTACCACGCCTAATATTAATTGGCAGAATCAAGTTCTTGAGCTAAAAGATCAAGGTTCTTTTGGAACTCAGGGAGATACCCTTAATATTGCATCTAATGCTTTTTCTAACGGTTTTGGTACATGGGGCTATCAATCCTCTACAAACGGCGCTGCAATATATAACCATTCAAATGGTGTTCATACCTTCAAATCAACTACGACCGCTGGTACGGTAGGTAACACTATCTCTACCTTTGCAGATGTTCTCAAGGTATCTAAAGGTAAAACATTGGCT